GAAATTAAAATATATGAGTAAAGAAAAAGGTAATTTGAGAATAGTTGGTTTATCTAGCTATGAGAGACCTGCAGTAAAAGAATATTCAGGTAAAGACTATGTGGAATATGGAGCTAACAATGACTACTTTGATGAGCTAGTTGATAGATTCTTAGGTTCTCCTACTAATGCTCGTTGTATTAACGGTATTAGCGATATGATTTACGGTAGAGGTATAGATGCTGTTGATAGAAATATCAATAGAGATTCTTATATTGAGATGAAGAGGCTTATAGATGAAGGAGAGCTTAGAAAGGTAGTTGGAGATAGAAAACTATTAGGACAAGGATGTTTTAAGGTATTATACAATAAAAACAAAACTAAGGTAGTTGCTATTAAGCATTACCCTATGGAAACTCTTAGAGCAGAGAAGACTTCTTCAGGAGTTATAAAAGCATATTACTATCATCCTGACTGGAAGAATAAAAAAGTATCTGACAAACCTAGAAGAGTACCTACATTTGGTAATGGTTCTAAGAAAGAAATTTGCGAGTTATTTGTTGTAAGAACTTATACGTCAGGTTTTTACTATTATTCTCCTGCTGATTATCAATCTTCTATACAGTATAGTCAACTAGAAGAAGAAGTGTCTAACTATCATTTGTCAAATATAGAAAATGGTTTACAGCCTAGCTTATTAATTAACTTTAATAACGGAGTACCTTCTGACGAAGTACAAGGACAGATAGAAAGAAAGATATCAGATAAGTTTGGTGGTAGTTCTAACAGTGGGAAGTTCATCTTAAGCTTTAATGAAGATAAAGAAACTGCTGCTAATATAGACCCTGTACATTTACCAGATGCACATGCTCAGTATCAATTCTTATCAGAAGAGTCAAGAGAAAAGATAATGCTAGGTCATGGTATTGTATCTCCAATCCTTTTAGGGATTAAAGATAACACAGGATTTGGTAATAATGCAGAGGAACTTAAAGTTGCTTCTAACTTAATGGATAACATAGTTATACGTCCATTTCAACAGAACATTGTAGATGCTTTAAATAAGATACTAGCTGTAAACAAAATATACTTAAGCTTATACTTCAGAACATTACAACCTATTGAGTTTAGTGATTTAGATAATGTACAGAATCAAGCTACTAGAGAGATTGAAACAGGAGAAAAACTATCAGCTCAAATGATAAGTGACGCAGAAATAGAAGCTATATTTACACAAGAGGAGGATAAAGCTACTATACTAAGTAAGATAAAAGATATGTTTAATATAAAAAATAATAGATAATGGCAAAGGCTTTATTCGTTTCGGATACATACGTAAAAAAGAAGAGTATCATATCTGGTAATGTAGACCCTGATTCTATGTTGCAATTTATAGAGACTGCACAAGATATGCACGTGCAAAACTATTTAGGTACTGAGCTGTATAAGAAGCTTATGCTACTAGTTTCTAACGGAACTATAGTTGATGTAACTAACGCTGACTATAAAGGTCTCTTAGACGACTTTATAAAGCCTATGCTGGCTTGGTACACTCAAGCGGAGTACATACCTTTCGCAAGTTATACAATGTCTAATAAGGGCTTATTTAAGCATTCTTCAGAGAACGCTTCACCACTTGACAGAGAAGAGATTGCAGGACTAGCTAATAGAGCTAACGATAAGGCTGTTTTCTATACAAACAGACTTATTAATCACTTGTGTGATAATAGCATTAACTTTCCTGAGTATAATAATACTACGGAAGATATGAGTCCTGATAAGGATTCTAATACAGTAGGATTTTATTTAGGATAACTTTAACAAGATGGGATTGGAAGACATAAACAAATACAAATTAAAGACAGTTTATAAAGACAAATTAGATTCTTTTATAGACAATTTAGATACTGAAACCAAAAAAAACATAGAAGATGGTAATAAAAAGATTAAGTGATAGGATAAAGAACGATACATTTTCAAGTGTAGAGTTCGAATATAATGACAGTTTCGGCTCTCCTATAGATTTGACAGGAGTTGTTATAAAGGTTCAGTTCAGAAATGGAAGTAGAAAAGGTCACGTTGTTAAGAGTTTAGATAATACAGCAGGCATAACAATGACTGACGCAGTTAACGGTATGTTTGAGATAGATAAATTTACTCCTATTGACTTTGCTGTAGGTACTTATTACTATGACGTGGAAACAACATTTCCGAATGGAGACATTAAAACTTATGTAGGCGGAACATTTAACACAATACAAGACGTAACAAATGGATAATATACAAGTAACGGTAATAGATAATCAAGAGATAGTAACACTTTTTGTAGGCGAAAGAAAAGGAGTTGAAGGTAGTGGTACAGATAATTACGTAGCTAAATGGAACGGAAGTACATCGTTACAAGATAGTATTATATATGACGGAGATACTTACGTAGGAATAGGGACTCAATCTTCTATTGCAGGTTCTCAGTTTGCTAGTATTACAAGCTCTACTTCTACAGGAACAAGTGTAAATACTTGGTTAGATGTAAATAGAGCTCACACAGCAGCAGCTAGTGGAGCTACTTACGCTTCAGTTAATAGAGTAGTTAGTAATAGCTCATTCTTAGATGGAGGAATTGTTGGTAGTAATCAAGTAGGTAGACAGTCAGGTACAGGTGGAGCTGAGTTTATTTATGGTAACTTAATACAGTCAGAACAGACAGGTAGTGGAGATGTAGACTTTTTAAGTGGTAGTGTTATAAAGGTAGAAGCAAAAGGAAACGGTACAAACACTATAGATTATATAAGAGGGATGGGTGTTAACGCTAGTGTTAGCAATGCGAATACTACTGTTAATTTTTTGCAAGGAAATCACTTAACATGTGGTTTAAATGCAGCAACTGTTGGTGATGTTCAAGTTCTATTGTTAGACTTTGACAGAACAGGTGGAACCATTACAAATGACCTTTCTTACTTAGCTATAAGACCAGATGAAGGTCTTCATACTGTAGGAGGTACAGCAAGAGCTATAAACTCTGAAGTAGATTTGCCTTCTTACTTTAAAGGAGATATAGGAATAGGGATAGATAGTCCTGACACTAACCTTCACGTGTCAAGCGTAGGTAATGCTGAAATATTAACTGAAAGAGTAAGTGGAGCTAAGGTTTTAGTGCAGTCTCAATCGTCAAGAGGTAGAATAGGAACAGAATCTAATCATGAATTTAGATTAGCCACTAACTCTACTGACAGAATAACTATTGACAGCACAGGTGACGTAGGTATAGGGACGACTAGTCCTAATGACAAATTAAGCATTGAAGATAGTGGTTCTGTTCGTATGTCAATTTACAGTACAGACACAGGTTTTCAATCAGTACCTAAAACATTTATAGATTTATATGGAGAAAATACTGCTGCTGCAAAAAGAAAACAAGCAAGTATAGCGTCTGCTCCAGGTCATAACGCATCAAATGCAGGAGAATTACAGTTCTTTACAAACGATTCAAGTCAAGTTAGTCAACAAAGAATGACTATTAGAGAAGACGGTAACGTAGGGATTGGGACGACTACTCCTGGTGCTAAGTTAGATGTTGATGGCACTTTAAATGTTTCTGGAGTATCAACTTTATCTAATGTAGGATATTTAGGGGATGGATTAGGTAGTGTTCAGTATACTTTTCAAAGTGCTAACAACGGTTCTGCTATAATAGATTTTGGAGATGTAGACGATTCTAACATTGGTAGATTATCATATAGTCACGTTGACAACTCTTTTTCAATAAGAACAAACAATGTAACAGCTTTAACTTTAGATTCTTCACAAAAAGCAACTTTTGCAGGCCATATTACATTTGGTACTGGTAATCAATTTACAACTAGTACTAACGTTTTAAAAGGAACAGGTGCAAATGGAGTGTTTTTAAGGTCTTCAATATCTTCTGCTGGCAATCCAACTTACAGTAATGTTGATGACACAAATACTGGTATGTTTTTAACTGGTTCAGATGTTTTAGGATTAAGTACAGGCGGAACTGCTGCCCTTACAATAGACGCATCACAAAACGCAACTTTTGCAGGGGATTTATTAGTTAATCTTACAGGTGGCTATTTTGAAGTTGACAAAGCAGAGAATAGAGTAAAATTTGCTGATAATACTACAGCTACATTTGGCACTGGACAAGACTTACATATATATAACGATGGTGATGATTCTTTTATTTCAAATACAGGAGCAGGAGGGTTAAACATTAGAGGAAGCAGAATACAGCTGCAACGAACTAATGGTGTAGGATTTCTTGATTGTATAGGGAATGCAGTTGAGCTTAAAAATAATGGTATAACAAAACTTACAACTACAAGTACAGGAGTAGATGTAACAGGAGGAGCAACTTTTGCAGGTGATGTAAAAATAGCAGAAGAAACTAATAAAGGGCAATTATTTTTTGGAACTGCTAATACTGATTATGAAATAAAAGGTGGTGGAAATTATGGTTATTTAAGTTTAAATGCTCCTATATTAAGATTTGATACAGGTGGTTCAGAAAGAATGCGTATAAATAGCGCAGGCAACGTTGCCATTTCAGGAAATTTACTTATAGGTAGTGGTGAGTATTTATCTTGGGGTTCTGAAGGTGTTACTTCTATTGAAGGAAGTACGGTTTCAAACAAATTATCTTTTAGAACAGAATCAGCCGAGAGGTTATTATTAAATTCAACTGGTGCAACTTTTTCAGGGGATGTAGATGTAACAGGTGACGTTAAGGCAACAGGCAGGGTGTATTCAAATACTTATTTTGAATCTACAGATAATGCAGTGGTTTTAGCACCAAGTGAAGCAGGTACAGTTTACCTAAGACCTAATGGTGCAGATACTGGAGCTGGAGCTTTTAGTTT